AATTCTAGAGGCAGTTCGTCTTTGTCTTTGAGAAGCGCCTCCTACCAATCCTGTTTGTCCTGATTGATTTCTTATTTCTTCCATAGTTCCACCATATCTCTGTCTTAAGTCTTGTGTTTGTTGTGAGAATTGTTGTGAAACGTTTGTAAGTAGGTTCTGTTCTAGTTCTCCTAAAGAAGCTTGAGCTTCTTCAAAACCAGCTACATCAAAAGGTTGAAAATACATATCGTATTCTGTACCATAGTCCGTTCCCTCTCCAAAGCCATATAGTGAACCTGGTGATGTAAGGGCACTCATGTCGTACCCAAGAGAACCTAATAAGTCTGTTAATGATTGAAAGTTTGTAGAATATCCGTTTGCCATTATTCATTTCCTCTAATACTGTCTAATATATTTCTAAAAGTCAAAGTTCCTTGAGATTGATAATTTTCTAACTGCGACTTTTGTTCTTCTGTAAATTTTTTATCTCCAAAAAGCCCGCCAAATAAGCTATCTATTTTTTGTAAACTTTCTAACTCTCTTGCTTTAGTTCTAGCTTCAGCTGCGCTAGCTATACCACCAGTTAAAGTTCCTGGTTCAAAAAATTGTAAATCTTCACCCTTGTTAAATATATTGCCAAGAGTTTTTTCTAAGAAGGTAACCTTAGGACTACCTTTTGCATCCATTCCTCTAGCAGCTTCAGCTCTTTTGCCAATAAACTTATCAAAGTCTTTACCAAAAGCTTTTGTCATTTTAAATGAAGAATATGCATCACCTAATGCATTAGTTAAATCTAGAAGGTTTTGCCCTTCTGCTGCGTCTTTAATAAATTGATTTGTAGAAGATATATCTGCATCAAAGTCAGCTCTTGCTTCAGAGAAAAATTTACCTTGAGGTACTAAGTTTTTAATAGTTGTTTCATATTCAGGAACTAAAGCTGCTCCTACACCAGAAACACCGCCAGTTACAGCTGCGCCCAATAAAGGTTGACCAGTAACTAAACCAACACCAGTTCCTATTGCTTGACCAAGTAAACGTCTTCTACCGCGCTTCTTAGCCCTTTTCTTCATTTCTCTTTCAGCTTTTTCTACTTCTGCTTGATATTCTCTTCTTCCTGCTTCTAATTGTTTTTGTTCTGTTTGTACATCAGTTTGTAATTGTGTTCTACCAAGAGTTGCTTGTAAAGCTTGTTTACCTCTTTGTCTTGCTAACAACTGTCCAAATGTTGCCATTATAATTTACCTTCCGTTAATTCTAAAAAATGTTCTACACTACCAGCGCCTTCTTCTGTGTTGTAGTGTTTCTTCCAATACTTTGCTAATTCTTCTTCGCCTTCTTTAATTGGCTCTGGTATACGCCAGTACTTAATTCTACAATGTAATATACCAGCGCTGATGTTAGTACGAAGAATCCAATCCCAATCATCAATGCTAGCATCAATAAAATAATAAGGGTCAATCCCAAGAATATCAGCAGATGCCTGAAGCAATTCAGGGCGAGAAGATATAAAGTTTTTACAATTGTCGACGGCTGTGCTGGGCTCCACTTGCCAAAAGCTTCTTGCAGGACCCTTACCAATTTGTTCGATATATTCGTACTTGCTTTCCACAAGCCCTGTAGCATAGACGATGTCCAACGCTTCTTTTTTTGCATACTTGTCTCCCATCTGGACACAAACATCTTTAATTAAACTCTTGATTTGTTTGTTATTTACGCCCATTGTTTCTCCTGTTAAAGTAAGTAAAAATACTATGAGTATAGCTTGAATGTACCTCACCGCTATAAAATAGTAATTTTTTCTCTCCTATGTCAAGTGTTTTCTCTCTATAAATAATCATTATTTACCAATTACTCCGTCTGAATCAGCACTTCTTCCTGAGCCTGCATCAGTATAAAAAG